TTGAAAACGGTGTTACTCAATGGAATCGAGATATTGCCGTCGATGTCTACAATAATATTGCAGATCTAGTCAATGACAGTTTTCCTGAATACATGAGTCAAGCATTTAATTGCCCATCACAGCGGGGATCAGTGATTCGCTGTGGCCGAGAAATAGTGGCAGTGCGAGGTTTGTTTATCACCAAGAAACGCTATGCATTGCTGTATTACGACAAAGAGGGTCGACGATATGACACTGATCAACAACCTGGCAAAATCAAAGCCATGGGATTGGATTTGAAACGCAGTGATACTCCCAAAGTGGTTCAGGAATTTCTCAATGAAATTTTGAAGTCAGTATTGACCGGAGCTCAACAAGATTCAATTGTGGACAAAATTCGAGAATTCAAAAATGAGTTTTCGCAGAGACCGCCATGGGAAAAAGGCACACCCAAACGAGTCAACAATCTCACTAATTACAGTCGCAAAGAACAACAACTAGGACGAGCCAATATGCCCGGTCATGTTCGTGCTGCATTGAATTGGAATAATCTCAGACGTATGCACAGCGACAACTACAGTATGCAAATTGTGGATGGTATGAAAACCATTGTTTGCAAACTGCGCCCCAACCCATTGGGTTATACCAGTGTGGGTTATCCTACTGACGAATCTCGATTGCCAGACTGGTTTCGAGAATTGCCCTTTGACGAGTCGGGTATGGAATCCACTATTGTCGACCAAAAAGTAGAAAACTTGTTGGGTGTATTGAATTGGAATTTAAAAGACAGCACCAATACCAGTGATACATTTAATCTTTTATTTGAACTGGAATAATGAAACTCAGCGAAATCGTTGCTCAAAGAAAAAAATTACATGATCTCAAAGAAAATTTTTTCTTGACTACAGGACAAAAAAATCGAGCTACATTGTTTTACATCAATGATTATTTGAAAGAAAAATTTCATGACATTGACAGTAAATATCAAGATCTTGATCAATTATTTTCAACGAGAATCGACCAAGAAATTGCCAGTCTAGACCAACAAATAAGTTCATTGCAACAAAAATATCTAAACCAAAGTCGAGAATTTTTTGGAAAAATTCTCATCGAGGATTACAACTACATAACAAATACCCGGTGGAAACTCAGTCCACAGACACATCAATTGATTGTCAATAAATTAAAATCTCACAGTGATTGGATTTTTTCGGGATTGATTTTTAGACCCAGTGCACTGGATGATATACGTGCTATGGTGTCATGTAATCCTTTATATCTAGTAGATCTCGATCGAGCACTATTAGATGTGTCAGTGTCAACTTTTCCCGAAGCTTTTCAACAGAGACTACGCCCCTATGTGATCGATCACACACGAGAAAATTTTTTACATCCTTTGCCCATTGGTAATTTTGGACTGATAACTGCGTTGTGTTATTTCAACTACAAAGACATTGATCAAGTCAAACAATATCTAATTCAGATATATCAACTGTTGAAACCCGGAGGAATTTGTTCTTTTAGTTTCAACGACTGCGATTATAGTCACGAAATAAGTCTGGCAGAATCCAATGTAAATTCTTATATCTCTGGTTCTATGTTAAAACCCATGATATTCGATATGGGATATCATATCATTTTTCAAAGTCGAGATGTGTCCGGAATATCATGGTGGGAAATACAAAAACCTGGAGAAATAAGTTCATTGAGAGGTGGGCAAACTCTAGCAAAAATTATTGCGAAATCTAAATAAATCATATAATATTACTATTCAAGGAGAAATCATGAGAGACCAATTGTTAGACCTAGTTCAACATACCTATGATCTAGGTTTTATTAGTTTGATAAAAATCACCGGAACACAAGACCAAACTCGAATCTATTCCATGGCCGAAGATAAATCTGTGGTATTACATGGTGAATTCGCCAAGGCTGTTACAGAATTCACTGGCACATTTGGAATGCCAAATCTCAATAAATTGAAAATTTTATTGAATTTGCCCGAATATCGAGAAAATGCCAAACTCAGTGTGTCACAGCGAGCCAGTGATCAATTGCTGGACGGTATTAATTTTGAAAACAGTTTGGGAGATTTTCATAACAGCTATCGATTTATGTCTGCCAAAATCATAGATGAACAACTCAAAACTTATAATCTCAAACAACCTGCATGGTGTATAGAATTTGAACCCAGTGTGAATTCCATACAAAGACTCAAAATGCAGGCTCAAGCCAATGCCGAGGAAACAGTTTTTCGAACCGAAACTAAAAACAATGATTTGAAATTTCATTTTGGCAATCACAGTAGTCATGCAGGAAACTTTGTGTTTCAACCTGATGTCGGCGGAATACTAAAAAACAGTTGGTCATGGCCGATTAATCAAATCATTGGAATTTTGAGTTTGGCCGGCGACAAATATATTCGCATTAGCGATGTGGGTGCCATGCAAATCACTGTGAATTCTGGATTGGCCACTTACAATTATAGTCTTTCGGCTTACACTAAATAAATTGTTTTAAAATAATCCTATTGAATACCCGCCTGAGTCATAAATAAATATATTGCATGCGAGGTATTCAATATGGATAAACAGTGTAAGATTTGTGGTAATTTAGTCACCAGATTCGTAAAAAGTCGAAACCAGTATTGGGATTGGTGCAGTAATAAGTGCATGGGCATCGATCCAGACATATTAGAAAAAAAACAAAAAACCAATATCAATAAATTTGGTGGGCATCCCATGCACAATGCCGAGTCAAGACAAAAACTGGTTGATACATTTCGTGCCAAATATGGAGTTGATAATCCCTCAAAAAGTCCTGTAGTCAAAGAAAAAATGCGAGCAACGTTTGTTGCCAATTACGGAGTAGACAATCCCAGTAAAAGTCCAGAGATCGTTGAAAAAATTCAAAAAAGTGCAGTTGAACGGTTTGAAACTCAAAAGGATTTTATACTAGAAAAACGTAAGAAAACCAATTTAGAAAAATTTGGTAGAAACACCAATAAACAAATACATATATCTCAAGAATCTTTGCATTTGATGAAAGACATTGAGTGGCTCAAACATCAACATTATGAACTTAAAAAATCTTGTAAACAAATCGCAGAAGAGTTAAGGGTATCACCTACTCCTATACTGAACTTGTTTGCTGAGAACGATTTGTCGGTGATTAGACATTCTATGTCAACAGTCGAAAAAGACATAATAGAATATTTGTCAAATATCACTGACACAGTTATTGAACAAAGCAATCGAAAGATTTTAACATCACAAGAAATCGACATATGGTTACCTGAAAAAAATCTTGCTATAGAAGTCAATGGAATATATTGGCATTGCGAAGAAAAGGGCAAATCAAAAAAATATCATATAAGCAAAACTCTAGAATGCGAAAAACAAAACATACATCTATTACATATCTATGACACAGAATGGAATGATCCCATAAAAAACGATATAATAAAAAGCAAACTAAACCATTTGTTGGGCAACAGTGTCAAGATACCAGCAAGAAAATGTCAAGTAAAAGAAATTGATAACCAGTCTTATAAAGCATTTGTTGAACAAAATCATTTGCAAGGTGCAATATCTAGTAGAATAAAAATAGGATTATTTTATAATGACCAATTAATTGCAGCAGCTGGATTTGGTAATTCTAGATTTAACCGATCTTTTGATTTTGAACTGTTGAGATATTGTTCTAAAAAATATCACTCAGTGGTCGGCGGTTTATCAAAAATATTGTATTATTTTGACAAAACTCATGGACCAAATTCGTTGATATCTTATGCCGATCGTCGATGGTCCACTAATATTAACAACAATTTATATCAATCAGCAGGGTTTGAAATAGTGGGACAATCATCGCCTAACTATAAATATTTTCACCTCAATGATCCAGAATTGATGTTATCTAGAAACCAATTTCAGAAACATCTATTAGAAAAAAAATTAAAAACATACGATCCAGATCTCAGCGAATACCAAAACATGTCCTTGAACGGATATTATAGAATATGGGACTGTGGTAACTTAATCTATTATAGGAAATAATTTAATGCAAGACGATTTCACCGCTAAACAAACAGGACCCAATGGGCTCAGCCAATGGGCGGTTTTTTTGCCAGCTATCTCTGGATTTTATGCCACTTTCATTGGCCGACAACGTGTGGGCAATTATGTTGATCCTGCACGTTTTCCACAAGGACTTACTGACATGGAACAACTTAATTGGCTTAATAGCCAACAAGCTCTGTTTCCTTATCGTTGGAGCTTATATAGTGCCGGACATGCCAATTTGGATCTCACTAAATCAGATCCCAGCGAAGACATGGTCCGCCAGAGAGAACCTGGCACATTTATGTTGGGTGACAGTGGGGGCTTTCAAATAGCCAAAGCTCGTTGGCCAGGTGAATGGCGTGATCCCAACAGTGCAGAAGTTGCTGCAAAATTTGCTGAATTAAGGGCACAGGGCACAACCACAATCAAAAAGAAAAATCGCACTGTGACAGTTGATCCGGTGGCCGAATATCAAAAATTAATTGATGCCACTGAGGCACGTCGTAGAGCAGTATTGACCTGGTTAGACAGTATTGCCGATTACAGTATGACATTGGACATACCCACATGGGTTATACATGATCAAGAAGCTGGACGAGCTTGTGGTATTACCACATTGAAAGAAGCTGTAGATGCCACACGCTACAACAACGAATATTTTATCAATAATCGTCGTGGTGTTGAAAATGGTGGTACACGAATTCTCAATGTGTTACAAGGTGATAATCATACCAGTGCTGAACAATGGTATCAAACTATGAAACACTATTGTGATCCCCAACACTACCCAGGACGACATTTTGATGGATGGGCTATGGGGGGTCAGAATATGTGTGATGTCCATCTAGTATTAAAGCGACTAGTTGATATCATACATGATGGGCTATTGCAAACCGGGGTGCATGATTGGATGCATTTCTTAGGCACGAGCAAATTGGAATGGGCTTGTCTATTGACAGATATACAAAATTCTGTGCGAAAATATCACAACCCCAATTTCACAATCAGTTTTGATTGTGCCAGTCCATTTCTAGCCACTGCCAATGGACAACTATATATTCACAATGACTGTCAACACAGATCTAAATGGGTATATCGAATGGAACCCACGGCTGATGACAAAAAATATAAAAATGACCATAGATCGTTTCGTGACACAGTGATACAAGATGGTATACATCAAGTATTTGATGACAGTCCTGTTTCTCAACTATGTAAAATTTCGGATATTTGTTATTATGGTCCCAATGACAAAAACAAATTAGGTAATATTGGTAATACCAGTTGGGATAGTTTTAGTTACGCATTGTTGATGTCGCATAATGTTTGGCATCATATCAATGCGGTTCAAACTGCTAACCAACTTTATCAAAATAACCAAATGCCCTTGATGTTGGCCGGATCAACCGATGAACACTATGATTTTCGACGAATTGTTGATGATATTTTTAGCCAAAAAGATAGACAAAAAAGTCTTGAACGTATAGAATACTATGAATCTTGTTTTGATCAGATCATTGGCACAAGAGGATTTACTGGTAAAAAACTCAAGCGACCCAATACTGATGTATTTAATTCACTGTTTGAACCCGAAAATCCTCAAGACATCGATATAGACCAAGATTGTGATCAACAAGACTTTGACCCAACTTTACTGGAACTATTGGAACAAAAATGAATAGACCCGATCATGATGACAAAGATTTTTTCATTGGGCGAGAAGTTGAATTTACTCCGGCTCATGGTCGAATGACCTTGTTTGTTGTGGGTGTTCAATCAGTGGAAGAAATTTTAAAAATTGTAAAAAAATCTCAAGAATATCTTGACCCTGACCAACACATTACTCATATTTACTTTGGTGCTAATCAAAGTTTTCCCAAATTAATTACCACCGACGACTACGAAAATTGGCACCAATGGGAAAAAATGATTGACAGTTGTCTATCACAAAATTTGTGGTGCAGTCTTGATGTTCACATTGGTCAAGTCGAAGGACTATTGGAATCGGGTTTCTGCGAAAATAATAAATTTATTCCCATAATCAGTGCACCGATTCCTTATCTCAATTTATTGGGTTATAATGCAGTATTAAAAATCGATGACATTGATTTTGCCAAAACCAATCCTGGTGTTTGGTGTCATCAACTTAGTGATTTGACAAAAAGAACAGTTTTCACTGACTGGTCCAACTATGAGCAAGATCAAGTATTATGATCGGTAAATTATTCAATCGTTGGTTTTTAAAAAAATGTCAATGGGCCTGGGAACATCGATCCTTAGAATCTCCCCAACCCCAAATGATGGGATTGAATGCACTATCTTCTGCCATGCAGTCACAGTTGGCTGGTCATCCCATGCGATTTAATATCTATCGAGCCAATGGTGGTATGATCATTCAAGTCATACAAGATTCAGATCGTGTTGAGCGAGAACAAGTCAATCTCTATATACTCAATGACAGCGACAATATAGGTGAAGAACTCAACAAAATTATCATTATGGAATCATTGAAAAAACCATGATCACAAAAAAATCAATGGAACAGGGCACGTCGTGCTCTAGCATAGTGCTAGAAGATCGTAAAGAGATTGCCAACAAACTGGGTTTGGTCGATTGATCTAAATTATTCAAGACAAGGTATTTGAAAAATAAATATGATGACACAAGAACTACGTGAAACTGCCGAGCGTATTAAAAATTCGGCTAAAAAGATGATCTGGGTGACGTTCCAAAAAGAAGGAATTCATTGTTACCCAGCAGCAGCGGTAGATCCCGCATTGGCCACAGGAGATCAATATGATGTCAGTTTTTTGGCGAGTCCTCATCGCCATATTTTTCATTTCCGTGTTTGGATTGCAGTCACACATTCAGATCGAGACGTGGAATTCATACAATTCAAACGTTGGCTTGAACAACTGTATTCTGGCCCATCGAGTGTTTTGCAACTGAATTATCGCAGTTGCGAAATGATCGCAGAGGAGTTATACTTACAGATTGCTGCTCGATATCCACATCGCAATGTTTGGATTGAAGTCAGCGAAGATGGAGAGAATGGCTGTTTTATTAAATTTGATACACATCGACCTCAATTAATCAGTGTCTGACAGCAAAAACAAAATATCTGTTGGTCCATACATCAAACAATATCCACAAACAAGGTAATATCATGTCAAAAATCAAAATTCAACCCAATACACAAGTTGCTGAAGTTTTCGATCTACTGGAAAAATATCTAGATTTCTGTCGAGAATATGGCTATAGGTATAGCGAAAATGACATCAACAATTTTCGCAGTTATGCCTGGCAACAATACAGTAAATTTGCTGCTGGCAAAAATTTCAAAAATCAATGGGCCGAAGACGCCAAAAAATTAGAAGTCTAATCCAACTAAACAGTCAACGAATTATCAAAAAGGTATAATAATGCGTAAGTTGATCTATATGATGTTAGAGCCATACCAAGAAAGATATACTCTACAACTCACAGAATGGAATCGGAGAGTATTTGATCGTCGAGGACTTGATGTGGTCTATGTGCCCGGACAAACACTGGACAATTCTCAAGCTATCTCAGTGGGACAAGTTTTAGATGCCCACGGACGCTCATATTTTGGTATGAGCCAAATGATGAATCTTGTTAAAATGATGCGCAATGGTGAGGTCTCTGATCAAGATGTGGTCTATTTTGAAGACATGTTTCAACCCGGTATCGAGAGCTTACCTTATATTCTCGATCAAATCCCTGGCAATATGCGTCCTCGCATTTATATTCGCTGCCTTGCACAAACTATTGACCCTGACGATTTCGTTCATGTTTGGGGCATGTCGACGTGGATGGGCCATTATGAAAAAATGGTCAACGAATTTGCCACTGCGATTTTAGCCACCAATGAAGAAATGGTAGCACATATGCGTATTGCTGGTTGGTCTGCTCCAATCTATAATATTTCTGGTTTGGCATTTGGCAAGCAAGAAGTGCTGGAAAGAGTGCCACAACTGCAACCGTTCAATCAACGACCACTGCGTGTGGGATTCGCAGCTAGATGGGATCAAGAAAAACAACCAGACTTCTACATGGATCTCATCGAAGAATGGAATCGTAGACATGATCTCAATGGTTTATCACAAGATCGACGTATTGAATTTGCAATTTTTTCTGGCGGTAAACTCAAAAGCAATAACTCTAGCTACATGCAAAGAACTCGAGATCTCGAACAACGGGGTCTTTTGACTATTTACGAAAATCTCGACAAAAATACCTACTACAAAATGTTGAATAATACTCGTGTATTGTTTAATTGTGCATTGCAAGATTGGGTATCTAATACTGTCAGTGAAGCTGATACGTTGGGGTGCAACGTGTTATTTCCAGCTTATCGTAGTTTTCCTGAGACATTGGCCAATGACCACGAAAGAATGTATGTGCCTTGGTCATTGGATGATGCCATTAGAAAACTCATGCCATTGTTGACTCAACCACATGTCAGGCAAGGTCAAATCAGTGATTGGACCGACGGTACCATCGATCGAATCATTGATATCATGACAGGGCAAGGTCAACAATATATCAGAGATAGCAGTGATTATCGCAAATATCTAAGACAACAGAAGTATTGATAAATATCTATGTTGAGGTATGATAGATCTCAACATAAATCAACAATATATCGATATTTGAGTAAGGAGAACAAATATGAGTTTCGATAAAACCAAATGTGACCCTGTTCTGGGTCACCAAATTCGTCAACATCTAATCAAAATGGGAGTGGAAACACCCATTATTGATTCCACATTGGCTCTAGAAAACAAAAAGAAAATTGACATTTTAGAACAGGCATTTACCACAATTTGGCAAACTGTGGGCATGGATCTCAATGACGATAGTCTACGTGAAACACCCAAACGTATGGCCAAAATGTATATCAACGAAATTTACTTTGGGCTTAAAGAAGAAAATTTTCCCAAATGCACCACTGTCGACAACAAAATGCGCTATGACGAAATGGTCATAGAACGTAATGTCAATGTGCAAAGTAATTGTGAGCATCACGGTGTAGTCATTGATGGATTGGCCACTGTGGCCTACATTCCCAATCAAAAGGTATTGGGCTTGAGCAAAATTAATCGCATCGTGGAATATTTCAGTAAACGTCCTCAAATTCAAGAACGTCTTACTGAACAAATCTATCATGCATTACAATACATTTTAGAAACCGACAATATCGCTGTGGTAATTGATGCTCAACATTATTGTGTAAAGAGCCGAGGAATTGAGGACACAGGTAGTTCCACTGTGACCAGTAAATTAGGTGGTGTATTCAAGACTGATAATTCAGTGAGACTTGAATTTATGAATATTGTCAATAATTGTCGTTAAGGAGAACAATTAAATCATGATGAACATTATGACCAGTGATGAAGTAAAATTGTATCGCAGTGCCAGTGAAATCAACAACGCCATGTTGCGTGTTTATAATCATATGGCATTGGCAGTGATTACCAGCATGTTAGTGAGTTTTCTCGTCAGTCTCAGTCCGGGATTGATGAGCTTTTTCTTTACAGGATGGATGAAATTTGTCACAATGCTTCTGCCTCTTGTGGCAGTGTTTGCTATTGGTGTGGCACTGAATAAAAATCCTCCCAAAGAAATTGCTTTGTTGATGTTGCATGGTTTTGCAGCATTGATGGGCTTGAGTTTTGCTAGTATTTTTGTGGTTTTTAAATTAGGTAGTATTGTTAGTGCTTTCATGGGTGCTGCTGTTTTATTCGGAACAATGAGTCTATACGGATATTTTACCAAGCGAAGTTTGGAAAGTGTTGGCCAGTTTATGTTTATTGGTCTTATTGGTATCATCATTGCCAGTATTATTAATATTTTTATTGGCAGCAGTGTTATGGCTATGGTGATTTCAGCATTGGCTGTGGTGATCTTTCTGGGATTGACTGCTTGGGATACTCAACGTATTCGTGAAGAAGTCAGTGTAGATAACAACGGTAATATTGAGATTGTGGGAGCCTTGACATTGTATTTGAATTTTATTAATATATTCCTATCACTACTTAATCTATTTGGCAATCGAGAGGATTAATCTACAGTGAGTTACAAATATGTTTCCACAAAGACCTATGGCAATGACCGAGGATTGAGCTGTTGTTTTCGGCAATGGCGTGCAACTCACAGTCATTGTTCTTTTTTGCATGGCTACTCCATTGGTATTCGTTTGGTATTTGAAAGTGATACACTAGACGATCGCAATTGGGTCATGGATTTTGGCGGGCTAAAGGCATTTAAAGAATGGGCAGAATGGCAATTCGATCATACTACAATTATTTCTCAAGATGACCCCGAGTATAACACTTTTGTCAAACTCAACAAGATCGCCGGCGGTTTTCAAAACAAAGGCATCATGGATTTGAGAATTGTCGATGGGGTAGGTTGTGAAAAATTTGCCCAATTGGCATATCGAACCATGAGAGAAATTTTACAAACATATCAACAAGGTCATTCCTGGACACACCCTGACGGTCGAGTATTCGAGGCTCGATATTCATTGGGCCAAGGTGTGCGATTACGTTCCGCTGAAGTATTTGAACATGCAGGTAATTCTGCTGTATTTGAATGTCAATGACACAAATATTTTGATTTAAAACTGTTTTCTTAAATATGTTTTCAACACAAAGGATCAACAATGACAACTTCTTTACATGATAAATTTTTAAACAATCCATCTATGACACTAGATCATCGAACTCTATATTGGATCATTGGTCTTGCTGCCACATTGATCATGACCATGACTGTGGCAGATTTTGCTGCTGCTAAATTTCTAGATTTTGGTTGGGTAGTGACCCCGGCTGGTGCTTTATTATTTGCTGTGGTATTTGTGACTCGCGACATGTTGCATAAACTAGCCGGTGCCGAAATAGTTCGACAGACCATTTTATTGGGTGTGATTTTAAATTTAGCAATCGCAGCCTTTATGTATATGATGACTTTTTTGCCCGCTCCTAGTTTTAGACCCAGTGTCAATTTCGATGCTGTATTTCGTATGAGTTTGGGCATTGTATTGGGTTCAGAAATCGCCACTGTCATCAGTCAATGGGTCAATACTTATGTGTATCAATGGCTATGGGATCGAGATTATGGTAGTTGGATCAGGACTTTTTTCAGTAATTTGTTGAGCCTACCAGTTGACGCAGTATTTTTTGTGATTCTGGCATTTGTGGTCTTTCCCATGATTCTCGGTGGTTCAATCATCAATTATAATACTGCAATTGCTAGAATTGTGTCAGGATCTACCTTGTTTAAATTGGCTATCATATTGGCATTGACTCCATTGGTCAGTCTTGCTCCTACTCGAGAAGAAGCAAGAGACATGAGGTGATTGTCAAGTTTCAACAACCCTGGACTTTTTGGTTCGAGTGGAGTATTACTGCACTGTTGATTTTGGGTGCAATACTGACTTCACTCAACCATTATCCGTTAAATATTTGGTTTCTTTTTCTCAGTAATTTAGGTTGGGCTATACAAGCTACATTGTGGAAAAAATATAGTTTATTGACTGTTCAAATTGTAATTACTGTAATTTACATACCCCCATTGATAGGATCTTTTTTATGAGCAAACAAAAATACAAAATCAGTGTTTTATTGCCCACACGTGGTCGAATCAAGTCACTGGAAAAATCTGTGACATCCTTGTTGTCAACTGCCGATAATCCCTGTGAAATTGAAATATTATTGGCCCTGGATCGTGATGACACTGATGTTATTAAATTTGCCACTGACGATCTTAAAAAAATGTTGGAAACCACATATAAATGTGGATACACTGTTATTGCATTTAATCCCATTGGTTACATACGACTCAACGAATATCTCAATGCATTATCAAGAGTCAGCCAAGGTGATTGGTTGTTTTTCTTCAACGATGATGCTGTGATGTCCACCAAGAGTTGGGACACTGTGATTCGACAATATACTGGAAATTTTCGTGTGTTACGTGCCGAAACTACCAACGAACACCCCTATGCAATATTTCCAATCATTCCTCGAGAGTGGACCGATGTCACTGGATATATCAGTCCTCATCAAATCAATGATGCTTGGATCAGTCACATTGCTTATCTACTAGACATCATGGTTGATATTCCAGTGTTTATCCATCACGAAAGATATGATCTCACTGGATTAAATCACGATGAAACTTATAAAAATCGTCCCATGTTGGAGGGCAATCATCATGATCCCCGTGATTTCAATCATCAAAATTGGAGGAAAATTCGATTACGAGATGCCACCAAGATCTGTAGTTATATTGAGAAAAAAGAAAATCGAATTTGTGATTGGTTTAGAGATGGCTGTGCTGGCAAATCTGATATATGGGCAAAGATGTATGCTGCAGATGTCAAAAACCGTTTGGCAAAGATTGTGAGTGATCAATGAATGCACTCGAACAAAAAACAATTCAATATTGGGATAATCAACCCTGCAACAGTCAACACAGTCAAGCTGATCCCAATACTGAACAATACTGGAATGAGATCACTCAGCGTAGATATCATGTTGAACCTCATATACATGATCTAGCCAACTTTCATATTTGGCAAGGTCGTAGAGTATTGGAAATTGGTTGTGGTATTGGCACCGATGCTGAACAATTTGTTCGTCATGGTGCTGAATATGTGGGCATTGATATCAGTCAAAACAGTATAGATCTTTGTAAAAAAAGATTCTCTGTGCAAAATTTATCCGGAGAATTTTATTGTCGAGATTCCACAGATCTAGATCAAATTAAAAATCTTAGAGAATTTGATTTGATCTACAGCATGGGAGTCATACATCATAGTCCTAGTCCACAAAAAATAATAGAAAATGCCTATAATTTGTTGAAACCCTGGGGAGAATTTAGATTTTTGGTCTATGCTCAACATAGTTGGAAATCGGCTATGATTCAAGCCGGATTGGACCAATTTGAAGCCCAAGCCGGATGTCCCTATGCCGAAACCTACGATGAGGACAAAATACATTGGTTGGTCACTGGTTTTTTTGATATAATTGACATTAGACAAGATCATTGTTTCATGTATAATGTAGAACACTACCGCCAAGGACAATATGTATTAGAACCCTGGTTTGCAGCTATGCCGGAATCCATAAAAACAGCTATACGTCGACATCTGGGTTGGCATCTTTGTGTCAAGGCCATTAAAAAATCATGAACAATCAAGACAACGAAATTCTAGCTATTCTTCAAGAAGAATGTGCCGAAGTAATACAGGCCATTAGTAAAATCAACCGATTTGGATTTACTGGACTAAACCCTCGAGATCACCGCAGTAATCAACAGCATCTCGAAGAAGAACTGGGTGATTTAGTCTGTATGGTTCAATTATTGATCGAAAACAAAATTGTCGAGTCTCGAAATGTCGACACTGCAGCTCTAAATAAACGAGCAAAATTAAAACAGTGGTCAAATATTTTTAACTGAAAGCAATTCTATGTCAAAATTTCACTATACAGAAAAATTTTATTCAAATCAAGGAGAAGCTCGTTATATGGGAGTGCCCAGTGTGTTCCTCCGTATGTTTGGCTGTAATTTTCGCTGTCGAAACTTTAATCGTTACCAAGAACATATTTTAGATCGATCGGTCACACACAATCCCGAAGTAGTGGAAATCATCCGCAATATTGATCAATATCAAAATTTCAAAGATCTACCATTGGTATCTACTGGATGTGACAGCTATAGTTCTATCTATCCAGAATTTAAAAAGTTTGTTGTCAAAGCCAGTGCAGCAGAGCTGGCACAATCTCTAGTAGATCTACTGCCTTATCGACAGTGGAGAGATGAACATCTAGTTATCACCGGTGGAGAACCACTGTTGGGGTGGCAACGTGCTTATCCAGAATTGCTAGATCATCCATTGATGCAATCTCTAAGAGAATTGACATTTGAGACCAATGGAACTCAACCCCTCACTGATGATTTTCGTCAATATCTACAAGGTTGGAATCAAAGACAATTCCCACACGGTCCGGGCGGGGAGATCACGTTTAGTGTCAGTCCCAAACTCATGGCCAGCGGAGAATTACGCAGTGAGGCCATATGTCCAGATGTGGTAGTCGATTATGAATCTGTGGGTTATACTTATTTGAAATTTGTGGTAGACAGCCAACAGGACATTGAAGAAATTCAACACACAATTGATCTTTATCGCAATGCAGGGTTTCGTGGCCCGGTATATCTAATGCCAGTGGGAGGAGTTGACGAAGTCTATTATCAACATAATCGAGCAGTGGCTGAATTGGCGTTGAAATTGGGTTTGAGATATAGTGCTCGTTTGCAAATTGATTTGTTTAAAAATGCTTGGGGAACTTGATGAAATCTTTTGTTATTACCAAACAACAATTTCTTAAACTACAAGAAATTTTTAAAAAATATGATCCCGAGAATTTGATGTTGATCTACGATCATAGTTCAGGAATAGGACCCACAATCACTGCCGAATTTGAATCTAAATCACGTATCAAAGTTGATATCACCGATATAGAAAGTTGGTAGACATGTGGAATTGGTTAAAAAAATTTAATAAAAAGTCTCAAACTCAAACTGAGTCTATACATACTCAAAAACAATTGGCCACAGAGCGTGGAGAACCCTATATCAAAATTGTGAGTTTTGAAATTGATATTGACAATCCTCACCAGGGCAGTTTTGAACTGGATTGGAATGACAAATTTGTTGCCAATTTGATTCGAGCAGGATATCAAATCAAAAAGGATGACACCGACACTGAAATAGTTGATCGTTGGTTTCAAACTATTTGTCGACATGTGGTCATGGAGACTTGGGAACAAGAACAAGCTATTAATTCCAATAATTATACCAAAGTGCGAGATATTGGCAACGGTAGGTCAGAAATCAGTTGAAAAAACAATTTTTTTATCAAGGATCTCAACAAGAAATAGTCACTAAACTGAGAAATCTTAGAACACAATGGGGAATGCCTGGACGACAATCGTGGCAATTTACAGGTAATTATAGAAAAATCGTCATTGAAGTTCAGGATCCCAAAATGGAGGTTTGGTTGATTTTGAGTGATTTTAAACAATTTTAAGTTGACAAAAAAACATTAATATGGTATAATCTATTACCATAATCAACATTTTTTATCATGCGATATCTCATTATTGATACAGCAAACACTTTTTTTCGAGCTCGACATACTGCATTTCGTGCCACAGACGAACAAGAAAAAATAGAATATGCACTACATGTGACATTGAGTTCTATTAATCGAGTATATCGACAATACCCTGCTGATCATGTAGTATTCGCATTGGAAGGTCGTAGTTGGCGTAAAGATCATTATGAACCATATAAGAAGAATCGTGCTGTGACTCGTGCAGCACAAACAGCAACACAACAAAAAGAAGATCAATTATTTTGGGATACCTATGACCGATTTGTGGAATATCTTACTCAACAAACTAATTGTTCTGTGATCAGACACCCCAATGCCGAAGCTGATGACATCATTGCAAGATGGATTTCATTGCATCCCAATGATGAACACATTATCATCAGCAGTGACACTGATTTTGTTCAACTATTAACACCCAATGTTCGACAGTATAATGGCATTGCCGATGAACTTTTGACTGTTGAGGGAATTTTCAATTCACGTGGACAATTATGTCGAGATCGGCGAACTCAACAACCCAAACAAATTCCCGACCCTGAATGGTTGTTGTTTGAAAAATGTATGCGTGGTGATCCCACAGACAATGTGTTTTCGGCTTTTCCCAATGTTCGACTAAAAAGCAGTAAAAACAAAATTGGTCTTTTAGAAGCATTTCAAGACCGTCATCAACGTGGATTTGCCTGGAATAATCTCATGCTACAGAGATGGGTAGATCATCTGGGTGTCGAGCATCGTGTATTAGATGATTATCATCGTAATCGAACATTGATTGATCTAACAGCACAACCTCAACCTATTAAACAAGCCATTGATGAAGCTATACAACAACAAATTCGAACACAAGACATTGGACAAGTTGGATTGAGATTCATCAAATTTTGTGGCAAATATGAGTTAATTAAACTCAGCGAATCTTCTGATCAATTCAGTAGATGGTTAAATCAAAAATATCAAGGAGTGCTCAGTGATAGTAGCGAAACCTGTATTGAAAAATGAATTTTGGATTCTACAAAAAAATCAAGAAAAAATTGGTAATATAGAACTGTCTAGCCATGGATATGCAGTTACTATCGGTGGACAAAAGTTCACAGTGAAAAACATTCAATCTATTAGAAAAAACAATGTAGTTTTTGAAAAAATCAATTTTAAAAAATCTCAAGTTTTCAATCAAGTCTATGGATATAATACTGGCTGTCCGGCATATAATCCAGTGTGGGATCTAAAGAAAAAGATTCCCCTTTTTACCAAAAGAAAAAAAAGTCGTTGTTGGTTTGCAGCAGGGTGGTATCGAGTTCGAATTCGTAATCAATGGTGTGTTTTACAAAATCCCAAACTGATAGTAGTTAATCGTCACGAATTTCTTGGCCCATTCTCTAACTCACAATCAGCATCAAATATGGAAATTTGTCAATCAAAGGAAAATCATGTCTAATGCATTTCGTGATCAAGAAAAATTCATGCGAGCTTGCGATCAAACTGTCGACGAATTCAATAGTCAACAATTTACACTTTATCTCAATCTCATCAAAGAAGAATATCAAGAATTATTTCAAGCTAATCAAGACAACAACAGACTGGAAATGTTGGATGCACTGATTGACATACTTGTAGTCACTATTGGCGCTATACACAGTATGGGTGCAGACGCAGAAGGTGCGTGGAAAGAAGTCATGCGTACAAATTTTGCCAAAATCGACCGTGAGACCGGCAAGGTTCGTAAACGCGAAGATGGCAAGGTGCTTAAACCCATGGGGTGGCAATCACCTCAATTAACATTATTTCTCAATAAAGTATCAAAATGAGTTTACATATCAATAAATTTGTGGATCAACTCGCTGCACAAGAATCTCGTGGTCGTCAAGATTTTGTGATTCCCATGAAAGATGCTAAAAATCTTTTACTTGATATCACTCGATTACTATCTCGATTGGAAGAAAATTCACATAAGAAATCTCCTGAATCCACTATTACTGTAGATCTAACAGGCGGGAATTTTCGATAAATAAACTGAATACATAATTCAAGGAGAAACTTGTGAGTAGGCCCAAACCCAAAATCATTGCAGAACTTACTAACCGTAATACTTACCGTAGTGACCAAGTATTGGCCAGTGAGGGTATTTGGGCAGTATTTTACAATGAACAACCCATAAATTTAAAAACCTGTAATTTATTGACCAGTGTGCCGGGTCCCAAATATAAAAAAGTCAGCTTCAGCAACAAAGGTCATGCCATAAATCTTGCTCGAAAGTTAAATACACAATTCAAAACTGACAAATTTTCAGTGGTATTGTTAAAGGCTGGGCAAAAAATTTATCCCAATGACTAAAGATCAGTATAGTGAATATATTCAACAACAATTAATATCACAAGGTTTTGTAATTCACGAATTTCGCAATTACACCACTGGACTTTGGATGAACCCCAATCCCCAAAGTTTTAGATTAAGTCAAATTGGTTTTAGATTATTTCAACAAATCAGTAATCTCACTCATCATTGTATAAATTTTGATATCGATCTAAAATATCATCAAGTATTACTATTGGATCGGAAACTTTCGGATCCTTTTTTCTATACAGCCAAAAAAAATACTCCATTGGAGTTGCATGTTTTTGGTGACAGTGGCATGGTTTTATGGTTGAAATTGTATAACGATATAGATAAATTTCTTGAAAATTATTGTCCCAATAAAGGTTGACATCAATTGACAGTTGTAATATAATTACAACATGAGAAAAAAACGCAGCGATCGAACTCATATCATCTACATGTTGGCATGTGGTGAAGAGTTTTATATTGGTGTTACTGCAAAAACACAATCCACTGTGAATCGCAGTGTTCAGGTTCGATGGAATAAACATATCTATCGTGCCCGTTGCGAAAATCGAGATTGGCGATTGTATCAAGCTATTCGAGATCACGGTGCCAGTGCGTTTGTCGTTAACATAGTGGAAATTGTTCGCGGAAAAATTCATGCTCATCAACTTGAACGTGAATTGATCAAACAATATCACCCTTCACTGAATACTGATATTCGTATTGCCAAGCAAAAAATCTCATAATGATCTATATTAGATAAATAACTAATACTTCTGAGGAAAATCTATGAAAAAAACTCTTATCGGTCTTGCTCTATTATCAACCATTGGTTCTGCTTCGGCATTGGATTTTGGCGTTGGTTACAGCCGTGACATCAGCAATGATGTCAATGGTGTGGGAATCAGCGTTGGCGAATCCTGGAAAAATTTCAGTCTGACTGCATCGGCTGAACGTTTTGATGTGGCTGGTGGTAATCATGATCAAGTATCATTGATCGGTGGTTATCAACTAATCAAAGTGGCCGGAGTGGCCATTGAGGGACAATTTGGTGCCAGCTATATCACCAGCGACGTGGCCAAAGATGGACTGATCGGTGTAGTTGGGCTAGGTGCCAGTATGCCACTTTATCGTAATATTTCTGTCACATCTAATGTTCGTCGAAACATCGGCAGCGGGGACATGAAAGTGCATGATGGCACTACCGCAGGACTAGGACTAAAATATTCATTTTAAATACTAGACCTTAAAAAATAAAATAGGTCCTTTGGGACCTATTTTTTTTAATATTATAAATATATGTGCTATGATATTACAAGAATTAATCGGATCTCAGGACATCAACGAAATACGGATGGATCCCAGCAGTTTGGCCAGGGCCACAAAGGACATAGATGCTCGTGTGGGTATAGAGTTTGAAATGGTGGTGCCTGGCAGTGGTGGCGGAGACGATTTTGAACCTGAACCTGATTATGATTATGATCGTCGTCCCAGGAATCTCGGCGATGTTTTGGATTTTTTCAATGACGGTGACTATAACAGTCGACGTGAAATAGCACGACTAGAACGAGATCTGACAGAAGCCTATTCAGAAGATACAATTGGAAAATTTGACCAAGCATGGGGGACTAATGGTATCTCTCTTATATCGGATTGGTTGGCCAACAATGTCAAACCCGAAGATATTATGAGTATTTTGGGACTAGAAGACCAAGATCTTGATGTTATTACTAGAGAACAATTGAACCAAGCTGCTGAACGAGTATGGGAGATCGAGCAAGAACCCTACTACGAACAAGCTCGAGACCAAGCTCAAGAAGAATATTTCGAAGACAGCGACATCGACAGTTGGGTCCGTAGTGAATATAGGAACATGAGTGATATCAGTGATAGTTTTACTATATCATGGCCTTTTTGGACACAATACGATCCCGATGAGGATGACTCTAGACAAATGATAGCAGATGAATTTAGTGAGGCTGTGGGTAGACCGGTGATTCTAAGCGATAGATATCAAGGTGGTGCCAGAGATGACAAAAGTTATGTCATTGAACCCGACAGCAGTATCAGTGCCGGGTCAGATGAGTTGGGATTAGAATTTATCAGCCCACCGCTGCCGCTCAATGAGATCATCAAAGATATTGAGGCAATTAAAAAATGGGCCAACCGTGTTGGTGCTTATACCAACAAATCCACCGGATTACATATGAACATCAGTATTCCTAATCTCAATGATCAAAATTTGGACTATGTCAAACTGGCTGTGTTGTTGGGTGATGAATACGTATTGAAACAATTCGGTAGAGAGGCCAATACTTATACAGTCAGTGCTCTAAAACAAATTCAAGACCGAGTTAAAAAATTAGATACTACAGCGATGGAAAAATATCTAGATCAAATCAAAAGTGGCCTCAACAAACGTGCCAGCGAATTATTGTCAATATCGGGATTTGGCAAGTATACCAGTATCAATCCCAAGTCGGGCTATATTGAATTTCGCAGTCCAGGTGGAGATTATTTAAATGAACCCACAGACAAATTGGTCAATACTCTACAAAGATTCATTGTTGCTACAAAATCAGCAATAGATCCCGATGCTGATCGACGCGAATATATCAGCAAGTTGACTCGATTGTTGACTCCGCCTAAACAAACACCAACAGACACTATACAGTACTTTGCTAGATACAGTGCAGGTGAGTTGCCCAAGAGTGCGTTAAAAAGTTTCATCAAACAAACTCAATTACAAAGGCAAGCACAACGACAACAATTAGCAGCAGGACAAAAAATAGAATGGGAAGTATCAAAACGATCGGACATCAACAATCCAAATCGAAATTCACTACGAGTTGTAGCAGCATCAGAATCTGAAGCACGTGAACAAGCAACTACTTCCGGAATGGGATGGACTTGGTTGGATCCCGATCAACTGATTGCCAGACCTGCCCCTCCTCGAGCAAATGTCAGCGGATTGCCGCCACCAGAACTAAATGGTAGACCCAGCAATCCCGATGGCAATGCCTATATTGCCACAATTCAACAACCTGATACACCATTATATAGATTTATGGCCGCGGATGGCGACGATGCTCGCACAGTGCTAGATCAATGGGAAAGAACCTATGGCGGAAATTATGTTTGGAGACCAGACCCACGCCAAGAGCGAGGCCAACCTGCAGGAAGTGCTCAATCACAGCCACCCGCATCAACCCCATCGCAGTCTTCATATCCTTCCCTAAATCTCACAGCACCAGAAAGCAATCCCGATGCCAATTATGCCATCATACGCAACAGTGACAATGCGGTGATTGAATATTACACAAGAAACACACCCATAGAAGCATTTCGAGCCTATTCGAGATGGTTGCGAACCATGGGCGATGATCTCGAAAGGCTGTCCGATATCTATAGATATGAACCAGTTCGTCCATATGTTTCGTCACAACCACAAAGCGTTCAATGGCGTATATTAGTAGATGGTGAAGAAGTTCATAGATTCTGGAACCGTAATAATCAAGGGGAAGCTAATTCTGCAGCACGAGATTGGATATTGGATCAAATTCGTCGTGGATTACTCGCCCCCCACGAAGGTGCTGAAGTAGAAGTAGTACCAGTCACTAATAACTAAACAGTTTTGCCATTTACGTTGACACTGTAAAACGTTGATGTTATTATTAATCTAATATGTCTGTATTCGAAAACACTTTTAAATATCAAGTCATAGTCGACGCACAATATCATGCCGAAATTGAATCGTATTGTCAAAATGAGATTGGTGAAAAAACTTATTTTATCAATGGTTATTTTGGAGGTCGGCATTGGAGAATTAGCACTCAATGGCATGGATTGTTGTATAGCACAAATTCATCTCGACTTATAGTAGACATCAACGACGAACATCATGCCTTAATTTTGGCTCTCAAATACAGTTAATATCATCTAAGGAAACTAATTCATGGAATCAATTGAAATCCGTCGAGTAGCAAATGGCTATATTGTCATAGTAAACGACGAGGAAGAAACTCGCGAATATATTTTCGACAATCATCGCCGTGTGATGAAATTTGTCAAAGAAGTTTTTGATGCCTTTGATGCCAAAAAGAAGGTATAAATTATGTTAGAAACCATTGGCGAGATTTTTCGAGAAGGATATTGTCGTGGTTGGATTACCACCCGTGACGGCAACGCTAGTTTAAGACAACGAGAACTGGATCATTTTTATATCACACCTCGCGGTGTTCGTAAACAAAATCTACAACCTGAACTGTTTAAAAAAATTGGTATTGGGGGAAATTCCTGGTCAGAAATGACCTACACTGACATCAGCAGTAAACTGCAACCCAGCGGAGAGATTCCTATGCACTGGGGTTTGCAACGAAAAATCAATACCGAAACTCGTGTAGTGCTTCATATGCATCCTACTTATATCACCGCTGCTATGTATCAAGGTATTAATTTACCAAATTTAGTAGACGAATTCCCTGAACTCAGTAGATATACCACAGTAGGACCTACCGTACCTATGATTCCACCTATTACTCAAGAATTAGCCGATGCTTGTATTGAAAATATTGGTGTTCGAAATGACGGAAGTATAAAATATAATATTATTGGTATGGACCGCCATGGTGCTATTGCAGTGGATACCAGCCCATGGCGCGCATTCGAACATCTAGAAAGATTAGAACATATTTGTCGAATTGTATTATCTGGAAAATAAATTTCGACCAGACAATTTTAAAATATGTTGTAATTCATCCACTGATTCGTTTGACACCTCTCTGATATTAACCGGTGTTTGTTGACTACGAGGTTTGTATTTTTCGCCGGCAATATTGGTTTGATATTCTCGACCTCTCCAAGTGAATCTGCCTGTGGCTGCATTACCATTCCGGGCCGCAGCGGCCCGGGCTTGTCGGAACGCTTGACCAAACGATAAATCATCTAAAGATTTGCTAGCAGGAGCAGGAGCTGGTGCTGGAGCTGGTGCTGGAGCAGGAGCTGGTGCTGGAGCAGGAGCTGGTGCTGGAGCAGGAGCAGGTGCTGGAGCAGGTGCTG